TTTTTGGGATGAAACTGATACATCAGGTCAAGGTGCTTTAAGCATTGGATCAGAAGTAACTTTGAATGTTTATCCTGAAGGCGATGCTTCTGGTGATACTTATTACTCTGGTTCAGCTATTGTAACTGGTGTTTCAAGAACTGGTTCATTTGATGGATTAGTTGAAGCTAGTATTTCAGTTCAAGGCAATGGTGCTCTAACAGAAAGCACTGTATAAAAATGAAAGCAATTGAAAATGCTGTAAAACATTTTGCAGAGCAGGATGTAAAAGTAATTGAAGTGCCTGAATGGGGTGATGAAGATAACCCATTAAAAATATATAGTAAGCCATTAACGCTAGCTGAAACTTCTAAGCTTTATAAAATGAGCAAAGAGGATGATCTAACGATGATGGCTTATGTCCTTATTTATAAGGCACTAGATGAAAACGGAGATAAGTTATTTGATCTAAGTGATAAAAATAGCCTATTAAACAAAGTTGATAGAGAAGTATTAGTTAATATAGCTCAACAGATCATGGGGCAAGAGCCTATTGAGGAAGTTAAAAAAAACTAATAGAGGATAGTAATTTATATGTGCAATATGCACTGGCTGAAAAACTTGGAAAAACTTTACAGGAAATCCAAGAAATTACTATCCACGAATATCAAGGGTGGATAGCTTACCTAGAAATAGCTGAAGAGAAACGAAACAATGGCAAATAAAAAAGTAAAGTTTGAGCTAACAGCGATAGATAAGACCAAAGCAGCTTTTGATAAAGTTACCAAAGGTCTTAAAACTGTTGGTGGAGCTGCTGCTGGTGCTGCTAAAGGAGTGGCAGGCGTTGGTTTGGCTGCTGGTGCTACAGCAACAGCATTAGCATTGCTTGTCGATAAATCGTTTCAAGCTGTTGATGCAATTGGAAAAACATCAACACAAACAGGCATAGCAACCGATACTCTACAAGCTTTTCATTTAGCTGCTAGAGAGTCTGGCACAACTATTGAGGGTGCAAACACAGCATTAATTAAATTTGCCAGAAGTATTGGCGATGCTTCTAGGGGTTTAAAAACTCAAAAAGATATTTTTAATGATCTTGGCGTAGAGCTAAAAGATAATAATGGAAATTTAAAAGATTTTGACACCTTATTAGTGGAAACTGCTGTTGGAATTTCTAACATGGCAGATCAATCAACCAGAGCAGCAGCTTTGGCTGGTTTATTTGGTAGGCAGGGTGTTATCTTAACTGGTGCAATTAAAGACCTCAGCCAAAGAGGTTTGCAAGATTTTATAACTAGAGCCAAACAATTAGGTATTGTTTTAAGCGAAAAAGTAATTAGAAGGACTGAACAGTTTAACGATGCTGTGGGTGTTATTAAAATGCAGTTAGGTTCTTTTGTAAATAATATTACAACTTCATTCTTACCAGTTTTTGAAAAGATGCAAGAAAAAATTGCTGAAGCTATACAATCTATGATTGATAGTGCTGGTGGAATGGATAAATTAGGAATGAGCATTGCAAATTCAATTATTGATGCTAGTGCCAGTGGGATAGAAGCAGTAGGGCAACTTCAATTTGCTTTTGCAGATTTTGTTGCAAATTTAGAACAATTATTACCGAAAGCACAAATTAGTTATGGAAATTTTATAGCTGACCTTCTTAAAGCAACACCTGCTCTTGGCAATGCTTTTGGAACTATTGCAGATGTAATGTTAAGAGTAAAAGAAGCAGAATTAGATTTAAGCAAAGCTGAAAAAAATATTGCTAGTGAAGAGTTCTTAGAAAAAACAAAAAAAGCTGCTGATAGTTTGCGAGGAATGAAAATAACAGCAGATGATTTGGTTGATAGTGTTGATGGTGTTTCTGAGGGAATTAAAAAAAATGGTAATGTATTTACAGACCTTTTAAGTCCAATTCAAAAATATAAACAATCTTTAGAAGATGTGAATTTATCAATTGAAAATGCAACTGTAGCATCAATGAAAAAAATGGAAGATACCATCATGGATGGAATTAAAACAGGAAAACTAGCATTTGAAGATTTTGCAAATTTTGTAGTAGAGCAATTAATGAGAATCGCAATACAGCAAATGATTATAAAACCAATTACTAGCAAGTTTGAAAATTTTTTAGACAGCTTTGATGGTGGTGGATATACTGGCATGGGAGCAAGAGCTGGTGGTGTAGATGGTAAAGGTGGATTTCCAGCTATATTACATCCTAACGAAACGGTTATAGATCATACTAAGGGTCAATCAATGGGTGCAGCACCCACAGTCAACTTCAACATATCAACAGTAGATGCTGCTGGCTTTGATCAATTACTAGCATCAAGAAAAGGGTTGATAACATCAATCATAAACAATGCCATGAACAATCAAGGCAAAATGGGGGTTGTGTAAATGTCTGGTCAATTTCCAACAGACCCCAACTTTAGAACTTTAAATTTTAAAGATAATAGACCAACGCTTTTGAACCAGACTTTATCTGGTAAAAAACAAGTAAGACAAATAGGCTCACAATATTTCTCTTTTACAGTGGGGATGCCACCTTTACAACAAGAAAAAGCACAGGAGATATTTGCATTTTTACAAAAGCAAAAAGGTTCTTTTGAGGACTTTACTATTCAAGCACCATTAGACAATTTAGGTGCAAGCAAATTAGAAACAGATATAGTTGTTAATGCAGCTCATACATCTGGTGATAACACCATAGCAATGGATGGTTTCTCACAAACAACTGGAGCATTAAAGGCTGGAGATTATATTAAGTTTGCCAATCATTCTAAGGTGTACATGGTATCTGAAGATGCTAATGCATCTGCTGGAGCAGCCACAGTAACCATATCTCCAAATTTAGTAGCATCTCTTGCAGATAATGAAGCTGTTACTGTAAATAAACCTAGCTTTACTGTATATCTTGAAAACAATGAAATCATGTATTCAACAGATGCTAGTGGTTTTTACAGCATTTCATTTGACGTTAGAGAGGTTATTACCTAATGCCTAGAAGTCTATCTGCTGATCTACAAACACAAGTATCATCCACAGCAACTAAGACAGCTTTTCTGGTTGAACTTAATTTATCCACAGTTATTAGATTAACTGATTGGTATACAAACGTAACTTATGATTCTAACCCTTATGAAGCTGGTGGCTCTTTTTTACAGGTTGATGCAACAACTGAAACAGGTCAACTACAGGTTAATGAAATTGGCATTAGATTGTCGAATGTTACAAATCAAATTAGAAGTTTGGTAGAAAATGGAGAATTTACAGATAAAACAGTAGATGTTTATTTGGCTTATTTTAATTCAGACGAAACCATTGTTGGTGCAATAAACTTTTTTACAGGTCAAATAAGAAATATTGGCATCAATGAAACTATAGATACTTCAACAATAAATATGGTTGTTGCTTCACATTGGGCAAATTGGAATTTAACTAAAGGTAGACATTTTTCTGACGAATCACAGCAATCTTTTAGTTCTGGTGATAGGGGCATGGAGTTTGCAACACAAACAAAAGAAGATGTTAGGTGGGGTAAATAATGAGCTGGGTAACCGCATTTTTAACATTTATAGGAGTTGGGGCTAGTACAGCAGCGACAGTTGCTGCTGTTGTTTCTTGGACTGTAACTCTTGCAACTTTAGCAGTTGGTGTTAAGGGCTATAGACAAGCTAGAGATATGATGGCTAAAGGTCAGGTCATCATGGCAAACAAAACATCTGCTGGTGGTAAGTTGCCAGTTATCTATGGCACAAGAAGGGTTGGTGCTCAGGTTATATATATGGATGTTTCAGCAAATGATTCTAGGGATTTATATGTAGTATATGCTCTTTCAGTTGGAGAATGTGATGAAATTCTTGGAAAAACCATTGAGCTAGATGGTAACTTATTAACTGATTCTGCAAGATTTAGAGATGGTGGTTATATTGGCTCAGACAAGATATCTTCTGGGTCAGGTTCTTTAAATACAGCTTCTCAAAATGGTCTTGGAGTAGAACTACCTGCTGGAACTTTTGGTACAGACCCAACAGAAAAATATAGATATGTTTTTAATTTACATCATGGAGCTGCATCACAAACAGCAGACCCCATGCTTGTTGCATCTATGCCTAATTGGACTTCAGCACATAGATTAGATGGTGTTTGTTACATCGGAGCATCGTTTGGTTATGACAAAGAAGGAATGTGGTCAGGCGTACCACAACTGACAGTGCAGGTTAGGGGAAAGAAGGTTTTTGATCCTAGAGATAATACTCAAACATTTGGCACTGT